TAATGACCATCGCCGTCGTAAAAATAAACCTCTAAGTCGTGCGGAACAGCCGAGCTTTTCGGATTTGCCATCCGCTTGACTGCTTTCAGAGAGGGGAAAAACTCACCCAAACGAGTGAATGAAATTTCCCGGGCGGGCCCGACAAACTTCTCTTCTTCATACAACCCACTCAACACGTTCTCAACTTCAGTTTTTGTCATCATTGCCATATTAGGCCTCCTCTTTAGGTAATTTTTCTGCGATCTTCTTATCTAGCTCACGTAGTTTCTTACCGAGCTCAAACTCTTTCTTACTACCCGATGGTGAACTATTGTACTCGTTCAGTGTCTTTCGATAAATACCGTTTAAACCAGTCATACTTTTTTCAACCTTTCCTGTTGTGTGTTCCTCAATCATCTATACATAATATAACACGAGCACAGAGCAGTTGTCAACAGGAAATATGCAGAAAAAGCATCTTTTTTTAGACCACAAATGTGGAGAATTTATCGGAAGAAGGGACGTCGCGTCCGGTAGGTGCGGGGGAAACCCCATCAGAAGTGAGTGTTTGAGCCGAGTCTTCTACGTCATACAGTCTCATCTTAGGCCGATCAATACCGATTACAAACCTTTTATTCTTTGTAAGATCATTATAACGATTTTTTAATTGTTTAACCATTATTTGATTCATATCTTCAAGTTGTTCGGTAGATATTAAGGCCAACATCAAGTCAGCTGTAGCTGGTAGTCCAAATGATTCTGCGGTATCTGTTAGTTCGACATCCGTATTTGCGAATCCAGATCGTGTCACCTGTGTCGCTGACCATACAGGAACTTTGAACTCACCGGCAAGACCACGAAGTTCTTCAGCAATTGCTTTGATAAGTGAGTAAGTATTTACTGCACCACCCAAACCTTTCACACGCGAAGAAGCACAGATATTAATATAATCAATAAAGATTACGTCTGGCAGAAAATCCTTCTTGAGTTTCAATTCATTGAGAAGAGACCTAAAGTGGCCAACATGAGCAGTTGAAGTAGGATATTCTTTGACGATTAGTTTACCGTTTGTCTTAGCACGAATTGCATTTACTTTCTTATCGAACAAGTCTTTTGGCATATTCTCAACTTGGTCAATTGGAATATCCATAAGGTTAGCATCGATACGTTCTGCAATACGTTCTTCGGCCATTTCCAATGTAATATATAATACATTCTGCCCTTGAGATAATGCAGCTGACGCGAAGTGACACATTGCAAGAGACTTACCAACACCTGTGCCGGCAAGGATAATATTCAATGTCTTCTTAGTAATACCACCCTTGGTAATCTCGTTAAACATCTCTAAGTCAAACGGAATACGTTCTTCCTTCTCGTGATAGAAATCAAATCGACCATCAGCGTTTTCAATATAATCGTGACCTACATTCGTATCAAAGGATACAGACAAAGCTTTGGATAGTAGCTCAGGAATAGCACCCTCGGCTGTTCCTTTCTTTTTGCCGTCAATGATATTGATCGACTCCATGATTGCAAGATACAAAGCACGATCTTTACACCACCGTTCAGTAGTATCCAGAAGCCAACTCATATCACATTCAACCGGCACGTCAACTGTTTTAATTAGATTGACAATCTCACCTAGGTCTTGACGCGTAGTAAAGCTAGAAGATTGTAACTCAATATCTAATACCGATGAAGTCGGCAGTTCGTTGAACTTTGTTATGAATTGAAGGAACAAATCGTAAACTGGCCGATGCTCACCTTCAAAGTATTCTGGCTTTATGTGTGGTAAAGCTTTTCTACAGAACTCTTCATTCTGTATTAGCTTCTTGATTATGATCGTCTGTATGTTCTCTTGATTCGTATTCGTATCCATCTATTATAATATCCCTTAAAATATCTCCAATATATTGTTGAAACTCAGCAGAGTTTGCCAAGTCTTCTTCCATATCTTTTGGTTTGTATTCCAGTTTCCAGTCAAAAGAAAGAACAAAGTTGCCATCTTCGTTTTCTTCCTCGGCAGCTCCAACGCGACCGTATGTGTATATTATACCAGAATATTTTCCAGATAAAAGTTTAATTGCATATAAATCTGCATCAGCTTTTTCTACTAGTTGCCAATCTATATCTCTTTTATACATATATTGCTTTCCAAAATCCTGAGCCAGTTTCGAAGTCATCATGAGTAAATTCTCTATCTTTTTGTTTTGCAACAAACTCATCAATTGCTTGTTTACAGCCAGGGTGTGCGGGATGATAGTCATCACCACATAATACTTTTACGTTTTTAAGATATTCTAATTCTTTTGAAACATTTTCGTAGCTATGAAATCCATCTATGTAAGCCATATCCCATTCTACATCCTCTTGTAAAAGATGTACACTTGGTTTTTGATGTACTGTTTTTATTACTTCATTAAATCTAGGATGTTGTTTCATACACCAATCCCAAACTGTTCTATGATTAGTTTCCAAATACAAATGCATTGCATAAGATACTGCTGTATTGTGAGAATGTTTTTTCATAACACCATTATAGTGATGTGTCTTTAATCGTGGATCATTCATGCCAAATGTATCACAAACATGCAACTCACAACCTTTAGGTAAACTATCAAGTAGTGCCCATGTTGATCCACCCCATGCACAACCAATTTCTAAGACTTTTGAATTTTCTGGCAAAGTTCTAGCAAGAGCCATTAGATTATCTAAATGTGTATCATTGTTAAAACCTGGCACATCAGAATATGATTCAAGCTTTTTTGGTTTTGGAAGATTACCAAGTTGTGAAGTTTTCTTTGTTGATATTCCAAAAGAAGCTGCAGCAGATTCGTAACTAATCATCTTTGTTACTTTCGGTTTCTTTCTCTAACATTGTTGAGTGAGCAACTTTAAATCGTTTCTGAACCCACTCAATGAAATCTGTCTCAGAGAAAATGTGTTCCCAAAATTCAGCATTAAGTGTTTGTTTAGCTCTTACGTTACCAGATAACTCTTCACCAGTTGCGGGATTTTTAGCTTGATACCAACCGTTCTTTGGTTTGATAACATATCCACCTTCAAGTGCTACATCAAGTAGTCCTGACCATTTCTCAATTCCACCTTCCCACGTTACAGTAATTGGAATCTTAGACTTCTCTTTCACAAAACGAGACTTCTCTACATTGATTACAAAGTGATAACCTTGAATCTCAGTGCCTGACTTTTCTTGTTGGCGACCAATAATCCACACATTATCTGCAGAGTACATAATACCTGTACCACCCGAAACAATCTGTTTTGGAAATAAACCTTGCTCCATATAAGTGTGGTTCACCGCGAGTAGTGGCACATCTTTTAGTGTCAACATCGGAGTTACCATACGGAACAAACCTTTAAGTGCTTTTGCACGAGTCATATCTGCAACAGACTTTTCGTTCAAAGCATCTTCGACTTCTTTCTTAGAAGCAATGTTACCGACTGAATCAATAATAACAATGACACGATCTTTGCGATCGATTTCCTGTAGTTGATTAACCAAGTCAAATTTAAGTTCTTCTACGTTAGTGACTGGCGTGTGTAGAACACGAGATGTATCAATATCAAAACTTTCAAAGTACGATTGTGGCGAACCAAACTCTGAATCATAAAACAATAAGACAGCATCATCATACTTCTTAAGATAGGATGAAGCCATCAGAAGTGCAAATGATGTTTTGAAATGTTTTGATGGGCCGGCCAAAACCGTAAGACCTGATGCTAATCCACCATCCAGACTTCCAGATAGTGCAACGTTAATCATTGGAACTGCTGTGGACGTTAGTTCTTTTTCTCCAAAGAACTGTGATTTAGATAATACTTCCGCGCCTGTGACACGTGAAGACTTTTGTAATTTTTCTAATAGGGACATACCCCTCCTTTATTTGACGATAATTATACGATAATACTTATTGAATGTAAAGAACCTTATGCCAAAAATTCTGCTAGATCATTGGCTGGTCTTTCAACAACATACTCTTGTTTGTTGTTATCTTGACGTATAAAGTTGGCTTCGATACTATCGAGTTTACCATCGAGCCAGTCTTTTACGTTTTCTGCCATGTGTCGTGCTGTACAAACTGGCACGTTCTGACATATCATATTTGCATTTTTCTTACCACCAAGTAACTGGAAGTCATCTGGCATTTTCATCAAAGCGAGTGCTTCTCGGAAAGTAATAAATCTATCTTCAACTGGATGAGCAAGCATATAAGGTAAGTGACCAACAAACGCACCGATACAATCTTTCGGGAAGATAATACCGCGTCTCATAATACCTCCACCCACAACCGTAAGCTTATGGTGTTTTCTACGACAAGAAGCCGCAAACCGTTCATACTGCTCACCTTCAAATCCATCAGCCCATTCAGCAAGAATCTCATAACACTTGTCTTCACCGTAATGTCTTTCTAGATAAGAATTTGCTTCTCTTGTCTTTGGAAGCTGTTCCATAAACTCTGCATGAGAAATACCACCATGCACAACTTCTAGAATATGCTTATAGGTTAGATCATCTGTCGGCTTCTTGTGACTGATACATTCATTCATAGGATCATCATCAGAAACTTTAGCGTTCAAGATGATATCAGTTGCAGTCTGCATTGGTTCATTGTAGTATTTAAAAATAGGAACACGATCACCCTGCCAGAAGAAATAGAAAGAACGTTGACGCACTTGACCAATACCGTGAAGTCTTGATGCTGTACGATACAATGAGAATGTATAACCAAACTCTTCTGCTAGTTTACGAAGCTTCTCTACAACTGGCTTACCCATATTGCCGGCAAGGTGTGGTGAGTTTTCACCCCAAAGTACTTTAGGGCCAAGAGTTCGTAAAACAAATCTAGATGATTCAATCATCCAATCATTATTATGATTATCACTTGATGCAGTAGGACTTAAAGTGGAAAGTCCTGCACAGGGACACACACTGTTTACTACATCTACGTCTTCTAATACGCCGTTATAATTATCTAGAACATGATAAGGTACTTCATGGTTATAGTAATTTAATAGTTGTGAATCATTTGCATGAAATCCACTATAGGACATAATGTAATCTGGTCGTTTACCAAACACCTGCTCCATTGCAATTGTTTCTCCACCAATTAGTGGTATAATACTTGCGAAATTATACGAAGAACTCATCTAATACACCTTCACTCTTTCTGCTATTTAAACATTTTTTCCATTGAACCGTCATCATTAGTTTTTTCTGACCTTTCCATGGCCCTGACGGAACTTCTTTTTCTTTTAATTTTACGATCCCTGGCCACATTTCAGCAATCTTTCTTTGAGACTCATTGTGATTCTCAACAGTTCGATAAACTTGACAGCCACCCTTTGCACTTGTTTCAGACGTACATAAACAATACTTTGAAAAGATTCTATTTTCATAACCTTTACTTAGCAACTGTAAATTAACATCAATGTCTTGCCCCATTGTTACGCGTGTCCATTCGATATCATCTGGAAGATTTGGCCCATCGTAAAAAACGATTTGCATGATTCTTTCATTCGACCGAATAGGATAACGGTTTGGCTCAGAAGTAGGTTTCATATTAGAGGCTAACATGCCAACATGAACAATTCCATTATCCATAAATTCATTTACTTCGCGGAATAACGTATCAAAGTCTTCATCAGTAAACTTTCTACTTACTCCGTTTTTAAATCCCCACACTTCTTTTCCGTCAATCATAACTGGCTCTTTATAGTGCCAAGCATGTGCATCATCATCCACAACTACATATCTTTCATCACCATAATTCTCTTGAATCCACTGCCGTGTTGGTGATAATTTATTTATCTCTTTGGGAAGACATGCAACTTGGTCTCCATAAATTGACTTCATCTCATCATACTCGTGTGCCTGTACAACAAAAATAACTTTCTCTTGATACTTTTTAGGCAACGAATTATACGTATGTTGCTCGTGAATCCTATTAAGTGTAGGAATCATTATTCTCATAATCTATTATCCTTCTACAGTAACGCCAGGCATTTGAATCTTAGCGTAAGGGTTTCCGTGATTCTCATCTGGCCGATTTAACTCATACGGATTGTATTGACAAACCTCAATTCCTGCATGTTCTAACATATCTTTTCCTGTCGTACAAGATGCTAACCAACGATCTGCAACTGTTTCAATACTTGGCATTACAACTCTTGCAATACCACATTGTACGAGACCTTTCCAGCATTCACCACACACTGGCAGACCTGTCACATAAACTGTTGCACCTACTAATGATACACCATGACGGCATGCATTGTAAATCATATTCTGCTCTGCATGTACCATTTTTGTATATTTTGTTTCGCGATCTTCTAAATCATCGTCTGGTATGCCTATAGGATAACCATTATATCCAGTTGCAATCACTCGACGATCTTTAACAGCAATGCATCCAATTTTTTTAGACGGATCCTTTGACCATCCGCTAACTTCAAGTGCAAGGTTCTTGAATCTTAAATCCCATTTATCTTTCATTAGTTTTCCGTCGTATTAAACTCATCCACAAAAGGCATATATGTTTGGCCTTTTATTTCCTCATTCACGCTGTTTAATCTTTCAATAAATTCGTTATGAGTTTCTCCGTCAATCATAGGTGGCTCTTTATGGTTCCAATATTCTATGTATTCACCAAAGGTAAGTTTATCAGTTTCTTCATCATTATCAAAAATGTAATCGAAAAGGTCGTCTTCTCCCCATTGCAGATCTTCTGCTAAAGGTTTATATTCATCAGAATCAGCAACCTTCTGAAGCAATTCTTTAAAATATCGTTCTCGCACATTGTCAAGCTCTTGTATAAATTCACGTACCCGAAATATTTCATCATCGATATGAGATTCTTTATCCATAGTTTAGTCCTGCCGTAATTTTTCTGCTTCTTCTTTTGCCTGTTTTATCAGTTCTTCCATTTCAGAATCAGTTTCTTTGATATACTCATCAATTAAGTTGAAGTGACGCTCATATATGTGCAATGAGCCAACATTCCAAAAGATTGGGCCTGTCTTATATCGTTTACCTGTATCTGTCTCTAAGTCTTCAATCAGGCGATCACGCACATACTTTTGCCAAGCATAGTCATTATTATATCCATAGACAATATCATTAGAACGCATCTGAACATTTGTAATTAGTTCATCATCACGAATAAAATATTGAACCGTATTTGTACAAACAAAGTCATTCATATCATCAATGTGAGCATCTTCATGCATCTGCGGACGAGTATAAATCATAACTGCTTGACGCGATTCAGGATTTTCTCCAAGTGTTCCAAGGACATTTTCATACTGGCAAAAGTTTTCTTCGTGATTAATTAGATAACCATAATTAGAATTGATTACTCCAAGATTAGAAGCAACTTCTTTCCAAATCTTAGGAGTTTCGCCGGGAATGTCTTGAACAAAAAGAGACTGCGATTCATACCATTCAATCTCACGTGAAATGTAGTCGGCATTTGGTTTACCAAAAATAGACTCTTCGTCTGCAACAAAAGAAGCTGAAAGGATTTCAACTACATTGCAACCAGATTTGTCTTTTTGAAAGATACCGTTTTGGTACTCATATACAATAGCATTTCGTATATCTTCTACATTATTATACATCTTCTGTTTCCCTGTTTAGAAAATCACGGTTAGGGTCTTGTCCTTCGATACCACCTCTACAATATGCAACGATGAATGAAGCATAGTTAATCATATCTTTTGCTGAGTCTTCAAGAGATTCAAAGTTTGGCTCATAATCTGGATCGTTATCCATTGCTTCAAGGACTGAATAACTTCGGAGAACTTTAGCCCATACAATATCAAGTATGGTAGCAACACCGCGTGGATAATACATAGCCTGTTGGATTCGACTATTAGGATTATTATAATCCTGTGCTTTCTTCAGCTGTAGTTCAATGCATTCTTGAAGAACATTGATTGCTTCTCTTTGTGGAGTATCTTTCTCAATTTTTATCATAGTTAGTAATATATCACTTTCTTTCAATTATGTCAAGGTAAAAAATGGCGCACTCAGTAGGATTCGAACCTACGGCCTAGACGCTATATTCTTTACATTTTTCTAGAGAATCTATTATGACAATATTTTTATATTGTGTCAATAGACAATCTAACTTTTTCTGTTGCACTTTAATTGCCTGTGGGTTTTTAGGGTCTAAAAACAAATCATAATCTTCTAGATAGAAATCTGGAAAATAGTTATGTGTAACACCTTTTTCATCTACCCAAGGTATTGGATCAGGTCTAACCCATTTTATTTCTAATTCATCTAGACGTTTTGCTAATTCTAATTCCCAAGATGAATCTAACAATATTCCCTTATATTCAACAACACCTTTCTTTAATCTTCTGTGTGGTGATGCTAACGCTTTTTCTCTTATAAGTTGTTTAGTTTCTTCTGTGTGTTTTCTTCCTTGTAAAGCAGGAACTTCTTTACCTTTCATCGGATGTTCAGGTACATCTTTACCTTCTATTCTTGCTTTTTCAAACTGATTATGAATACCGCTTTTCTTTCTCGCTTCATTCATCAATTCAACATTATTTCTTTCTTTTAAGGCATTGACATATTCTTTTCTTTTAGGATTTTTATTACACCATCTGGAATGATTTGCAATCGCTTTTTTATCAAATTCTTTTTTACAATGCTTACACTTTCTTATATCCATAATAGTAACCTTCAGTAATTGGCGGGCATGCCAGGACTCGAACCCAGAATACAAGTTTAGAAGACTAGTGTGATATCCAGTTTCACCACATGCCCTTTGTTACTATTATTTATATAAATTAAGTTTTCTGCTCTATCCAGCTGAGCTATGAGTGCGTTAAAATAGTACCTCCTACCGAAGTAGGAGGGTTTGTGTTTGCAATTAGCTATAACGATTAGCAAGACCCATAAGTGTCGGTGCCCATAGACCAACGAAGATTCCGTTGATCGGGTTAGTAGTATAGATTGCAATTGACAATACTACCGACGCCAATGAGGCATAAAAATAAATCTGCGACTTATTCATAATATATCCCCTTTGTTATTTTTCAAGTGAATCTGTTCGCACAACTTGTGGGCCCCCCACAGCTGCTTGAATACGATTCACAATTTGATCGTAACTTCCAATTACTGTGATTTCCTTACCACAACAGTAACGAATCTCAGCACGGTTTTCACACTTGTTAGAGTGCTTTACGTTTGCAATGTTGTCTACATTAATCAAACGTTTGTTTTCTGGTGCACAAGTTGGATCATCCCACTCACGCAACGGAATGTTATATACTTCAATAAACGTTGCCATACTTTCCTTTACGCATTTTTTAATGCAAACTCGATTGCTCGAGCTGCTTCTAATCTTAGTGGACGATTTTTGTACCACCCACCTGTTTCTAAATCTATCTCTTTACAGAGAGCTTCTATTTGTTCTGGAGTAATTGGATAGCTTCTTCTCAAAGCTTTTGAAGCAATGGAAACCATAATCTGATACAACTTGTGATACCAACCTGTTTCATTGTAAGCTTTATACTCAGCAACAAACTGTTGATTCACAAATGGACAATCGCGATATCCGCTCCAAGTAATGTTCGTATTAGTAAGACCTTCTTTTTTATACGTTGATAGCATCTCGTTAATACGTTCTGGCCACTTGTCTGTCTTTTTAAAATCTTGGTAAGCGTTGTGTTTTTCCATTAGCTTATCTGGATCAATGATATTACCATCAAAAGATTCAATGAACTGAAAAGAGTTAGGATACTTAGCAGGAATATAATACATCCTACTCAAGTCTTTAGTCTGCGGATCGTTTACTTGTCCAAATTCTTGATTAAGGGCATACCACAAGTGTTTGATCTTTTGTGCAGGAACCTCCTTTGAAAGAGGGAACACGACTCTAAATTTAGGTTTTTCTTTTGTTGAGCTGGCACTTGAATATCGAATATGCTTGATTCCCTTGAATAGAGTAAAGGTTTGCTCAACCGATCCTTCGTATTCATCGATATCAAGTGCGGCCCAACCGGCCCACGCCGTAACATTTCTGTTGGCACGTGTTGTTCCTTTCTCGTAAATAGCTGGAGAAATGAGTGGAGCGTGTTTGTCATTAAGGTACTCTCCCTTTTTTGGTTTATACTTTACTTCTTTACTTAGAGAAAACAAAAGGCCTTCAAACTCATCCCAAGAATCAAAGTCCATTCTTCGGTGAGTTTTATTATCAAAGATATTTGAAAATATGGTGAGACTATATCCCATCCCACCGCTCTCCCGATTTCCGCATGCCGTGCATAGTACCTAGCATAAACATTCCAACCGATACCATTATGCAACCCGCACCGAAAATTAATAACGGTGCGTAGTAATTAATCAATGTCAGCAAAGCGTCCATGATTTCCTTCGTGGTTAGGTGCTTCCCATCCTTCAGGTTTAATTAGATCAGGTAGACCGAATGGATTAGGACGTTCTTTTTTAACACCAATCTCTTTTTTCATATTTGCTTGAAGAACTTCATCCCATGCATCCCCAGCGTTTACGTTGAACAGATCAAGTGTTCCAATAGCAAATACACAAATATCAATAAGTGCGTCTACTGTTTCTTCTGCATCAACTGTCTTACCATGAACTGCATCAAGCAACTCGTCTACTTCTTCTTGGATACATTCACAACGAAACCTCAAAAACTTTCGAAGCATCTCGTTATCCATATTATCTATTTTTTCTTGCACACCAAACTTTGCATGCAACATAGTGCAATCACCGTGCCAAAACGTACTCATATACTATCTCCTGTTTAAAACTCAAAAAATTGTTGAAGGTCTGCTTTCGGTTCTGCAGTCCATCCAATAGCATCTAAAATAATTTCTAGTGGGTCTAAAAATGTTTTCTTGAACTGCATATTATAGTCGATGTACCTATGAATGTCAAACTCTTTCGGCAGAATATCTTTGAATGCAATCACGTTTTCTTTAATCGGATTTGGCGTCATTAGATATAGGAATTTAATCTTGTCGCCTTCTTGAATTCTTTCATAGTCATTTTCCAAACCGTGAACTTTTAGATAATGGTTATAGAGTAATGCACCGCGACAATGAATCGGTGTTCCCTTTGTATAGATGTCAGACCTACTAGCAAACTTTGAAACATCGTTTACACCGCGAGGAAAAGATATCTCTTCTGGATTCAAAGACTGAAAGTGTTTCTTAAATTGTGCAATGGCTTTTTGAGTTTCTTCCTCATCACCATTCACCATAATCTTAAACATCTCTTTCATTGCATCACGACAAACCATCGGAGTAGAAGACTTAACAGCTTCGATACCCATCATCTTAATCTTAGGTTTAGCGTATTGTACACCCTCGTTATTGTGCACATTCAAAATGTAGCGTTTCTTTGCAGTCCAGATTCCGCGGTCGGCAATAGCCTCACGTTTCATAACCATACGGTTTGCGTACGCGTTGGTTTTGTTTGCATAATTATCATACGCTTTTTCAAGCATTGGTTCAAGAATATCCGAACCGAACTTATCAAGAAACGCGACTGGATCATCTTCGTTGGCTTTTTCTACAACGTCTTTTACACTTACATAAAGAGAATCGGTATCAATAGCAATCACTCGGTCTTTGTCGTCTTTAAATATTTTCTGTAACAAATTGTTCATGTGCTTTTCAGACCAACGAATAATTGTTTGGCCAGATAGTGTCACACCTTCAGCAATCTGCGGTTCGTAAAACTTAAAGTATTTATTCGCCATTGCACCATAAAGAGAGTTGAGTAGAATCTTGATTGCAGTTTGTGAAGTCTCAAGTCGAGCAATGTTTGATTCTATTCGTTGATAATCTTTTTTAGATGATACCTCAAGCTTACGTTTTTCATCAAGCATCCGTTTCTTAACTTCAACGCGACTTGCATAAAGTCTTTCTACAATTTCAGGAATGATACCTTTCTTGTCTCGCCGAAACGCAGAACCGTTACCACATAAGCAAATATCGGAATCAACCTCAACCTCACTATTTAAAAGTCTATCTGGCGATATATGGTCATTCAACATACTAGGTAGAAGAGTTTCAGGCGACATATTGTTCTGAATAATAATGTTAGGATATAGAGAGTTTAAGTCAAAAGACAAAACCCAATCGTGCATTCCTGTCTGAACCTCTTTAACATATCCACCAGCAATTTGTGTTGAAGGCTCTTCTTTTGCACCTCGGATGGTATAGTCTGATTGCGGAATCTGATTTGCAAGAGGAACTTGATTCTTTCTGCACAGGTTTCGATAAATGATTGATTCCCATATTGCAGTTGTACCAAGCGTATCGTTATAGTTTACACCACCAAGATAAGCAGTTGTCATAACCAGCGTAATCAATCCAAGCTTGTCTTCAAGCCGATCAATCAACATAACGTCTTTGATGTTGTAATCAATAAACTTTTGGTAATCAGATTCATACAAACGTTGCAGTGAGCCAAACTCGGAATAGTCAATCTTTTTATCACCGAGCACAACATGAGAAATGTGATTCAAAGAATAGGATTCTTGATTACCATAAGTGTAAGCAAACTTTTTGAAAAGATCAAGATAATCTAGTTCAGAGATACCAGAGATTTTAAATGCAACATTCTTACGGCCTCGAATAAAAATCTCATTACGCTCGATCTTGTTCCAAGGAGAAAGCGAGTTAGCTTTTTTGTCGCCAAGTAAATGTGCAATGCGGGAAATCGTGTAAGGTGTGTCAAACAGTCGTGTATTCCAACCAGTAATAATATCTGGCGTGTTTTCTGGATTAGACCAATACTCTACAAAGTTTGCAAGCATTTCAACCTCAGAATCAAACTGATAGTATTCAATGTCACAATCTAATTCGGTATCTTCTTTGGAGTAATCACCCATACCCCACACGCGATAGAAAGTTTCACGTGAGCTTTTTAGAGCAATAGAAAGAATCGGAACGATAGGATCATCTGGATTTGGAAAACCTAATCCCATCTCAGTTTCGATGTCATAAGAAACTACATTAACAAGATCGCGATCAAACTCAATCTCATTTGGAAAGACTTCTTGAATAAAGCCGGAGATGTGTTTTTTACTTCCGTAAATATTTGCAACGGTTTCGTGAGTCTTACAAAACTCGCGACACTCAGACATAGAAGAGAAAGTTATCGGCTCAACGTTTTCACCGTAGATAGACTTCCACTTTGTTGTTTCGTTTTTGGAAGGTAAGTAAAGAGTTGGCTTGTACGGAATCCTTTTCTGGACTCTTTGATTGTTTTCATCGTAACCGCGATATAGAAGTTTGTTTCCGTATCTGTCAATGTTAGTGTAAAAGCTTTTGTAATTTTTCATATATGTATGTTATCACGATTCTTTCATAATGTAAATAAAAAACGAGGAAAAAGGAAGGAGCGACCTCCCTTAATCCTCTGAATATGTAACGGGATTT